TCAGTCCCAATGAAATGACTGGGTAGGTACAGATTGACGGAAATAACCGTTTCGCTGCAGCTGTAGCAGCCGTTCCAGGCATAGCTCCGGACTTACCTTGAATATGTCTGTCATTTGCTCCACAACATGTGGATCATCAAAATTGATGTATTGCAGCATGTGAAAGGGGATAGCGGCATACTTTACGAAATGCCGTGCATCCCACTCCTGAAGCTCGCGGAAAGCCTTAGGCATCATCGACTGTACACCGGCATGCCGTAAAATGTGACAAAGCTCGTGGAAAAAGATCTCCCGGTGCTTCTCAGGCGGCTCCCGGCAATCAATAACAATTCCCTGGTAACGGCCAATCACTTCAAAATACGAATAAATCGGCTTATAATGGACATAAATGCGCAAACACCGGGAAATTGCCGTAATGTCGATTTGCTTCGGTTTGGTAATACCGATTCTTGAGTAAAATTTTGTAACCCAATCTTCTAAAGAAGTTGTGCAGTAATCATGGAATTTCACTTCAATCACCTCGCAAAAACATATGTTCTAATATATTATAAAATAAATCTCTACCTTCGCAAAGATAGAGATTATTGCTAAATATTTACAATGTACAATTAGTTTGGCGAGTAAATTTTTAAATAGTCGTCCGGATCAACAAAACTTGTACTTTTTGAAAAAAACATATATTCAATACCCTTTGTTTTATTCTGAGCTGTATAATTTAAATAGTACTCAATGAAATTAAGATCAGCATACATTTTTTTAATTTCATCATTATGATCGTAAGTAACGATCCAAGCCTTATCTGCCAGCTTATTTTTTATCTTCTTGGCCAAATTTCTATGGTCTTGTTCATTATAAAAATTCGTATATAAGGATGGACCTTTTTCAAAATAAGGGGGATCAAAAAAGGTAAATGCATCATCTAAATTGTTAATGACATTATCAATAAAATATATTGCATCATCGTTATGTACGAGAATCCGGTCTTTCCTAGCAGATATTGCTCGGATTTTTCTGATCAAATCACTTTTATTAAATCTACAATCGAGTTTATATGCACCTTTTTGCTCTTTTCCGCCAATAACACCAGCTTTAATTATGCCAGAACGATTAGTACGGTTTAAAAAGAGTGTCGAAAAGCCAAGAGTAAGTTCATCAACCTTATTTTTTTCTTTTTGTATTTCTTTTTGTTTTTGCCATTCTTCAATTGTAACGTCACAATCGTTGATTTTTTGAATAAGTTCATCAGGTAAATGAACGACAGAATACCAGAAACTATATATAGATCTGTCATAATCATTAATGATTATGGTATCAACATCATTATTAAGCAATAATGCAATTGCTACGGCAGCTCCCCCGGCATACGGCTCGATATATGTGCGCTTATTATTAGAATTGACTAATTCCTTTACGTATTTATAAGTTGAATTTTTTCCTCCGGGGTATCGTAATGGTGAAAGTGTTATTGGCATATTACCACCTCTATATTATAATACACCATTTTATCGTTCATGGCCAGAAATATCTTCAATCATTATTTTTATGGCTGAATACCATCGTCTTTCTATATCCCAAATAGAATCTACTGACGGTTCTCGAAAGTTTCCATGAGAAACCATGTTTAACTCATCGGCATCCCGTTTTTGGTGAGCTTCGAATATAATTCTTGCAACAACACGATCAGTCTTTTCTAAAGATTTAAAGTTAACTTTGCTTTTATCTGAGCATTCTTTTAAAAGACTATCAATTGATAATTGTTTAACGGGGGTACTATTTTTAATTTTAATTTCAATATTATTAAATATAATATATTCTTGGATCGTGCATTCAAGAAGTGTTCTTATCAAAAAAGTCGTTGCTAGTTTAAAATCTTTTACATTTATTCTATGTAATTCAAATAATGATTGTGAAATTCCAATATTATCGCCTTTATAGTTGATACCTTTAAATGGATATTCCCTTTGTTCTCTCTCTTTTTGCCGCTTATTATATGTTCTTTTAGTGGATCGATTTTTTTCAATCTCATCTTCACTTATATTTGGAATTACTTCTTCTTTAATATCAAGTGGGAGCTTTTCTTGATGTGTACCTGTGTTTTCTGATTTTAATCTTTCCTTATTCAAATGATTTCTTGAGCCGATTGCATTTATAACATTATCTTTTTTATTTTCTTTTTTAATACTGATATCAAATGTATTGAGTTTTTCTGGAATGAATAAGTCTTCTTTGAATAATTGCTTATCGCTAAAATATTTGTCAATAAAATTAATACGGTCGTCTTTATAATAAAAATCACGAACTGTAAAAGTTTCATTCATTAAACCGTTAACAATAAAATGAAATCTGGCGTATCCTTCTTTTGAATAAAATTTAATAAGAGGTGGTTTTTTCTTTACTATCATATCCATAGCTGCTCGCATTGCGGGGTCTCCTAAAACACGAATTTCAATTGTTGAGATATTAAATGATCCGGTGTATTTTGGAAACATTTCACTAAGATAGTCAACAAGATATGCTTTGAAAGGAACAGTTTTTTCTTTATATCTATATCTATTTTCTGCTTTCCAATTAATTCTTCCGGCTCCATTGTTGTCACCAGTGTGTTTTAACTCGATAAAGTGTTTCATTTTTTCTTGATCATCAAAAATAACACAGTTAACCTCTGTAATTTTTTTATAATTATAATCCTTTTTCATTTTTCTTATTTTATTAATAAAATTATCGCGATTTATTGTGAATGTAGGAGTGAGTTCTGGATCATTTAATAATTTTATGGCTGTTATTCGTCTATTACCTTCTTCCGAGATATAGGCTTCTAAATCTTTATCGTATGAAACGACTAAATTTTCACTTGAGTCTAAACCATATTTAACAATGTCATGCATTAACTCAAGAATCTTGCCATTGTTAATAATAAGATCCATTGCTTCGATCTCACTTATCTGGGGTTCGTAACGTGGATTGAGAATATTTACAACGATATCATCAACATTAATAATTTTAAATTCAGTAGGCATTTGTTAATCACCCTAATTTTTAGTATTTTGTATAGTGAAAAACATCATTTTGTCTAATAGAAATTAGCCATTTGTTTGTAAGAACAACAAAATCAATAAACATGTGTAAAACGCTAAAATTATTTGAGTACATAAAGACTGATAGTTATACATACGCCCTCTGCATTTCCAAACAATGCTGATAAAGTTCCCCTGTAACCAGACAGTCACTCAACGCTTCGTGGGAAGAGAAGGTGTCAAGGCCGAGATATTGTTTTAGGGTCTCGAGTTTATGGTTATCCGTGTTTTTGATGTGCCTTCTTGCAAGGGTGAGAGTATCGACGACTCTAAATTTTTGATAAGGCAGATTTTCAGCATACATGTTATGTAGCAAGAATTTCATATCGAATGGCGCGTTATGGGCGACTAGTGTATCAGATCCAATGAAAGAAAGCAACTCGGGCAATTTTTCTTTGATGGACGGTGCGCCGATTAAGTCATCATTTGTGATGCCGGTTATCCTGGTTATGTTCGTAGGGATGGGCACGTCAGGGTTGATTAAAGTGACGAATTCATCAATCTTTTGATGGTTTTGAAATTTGACGGCCCCGATCTGAATGATTTTGCTGTTTTCTGGTTTCAATCCGGTTGTTTCAAAATCAATAACAGTATAATTATCCGGATAAACTCTCGCTTTTGTGTATTTAAAATAATCGGCTTTGCTGACCTTTGTCATGTTCCTTTTGGCGGGCGCCGGCACTATGTTTTCAACAGGTTTTTTATTCTCAGTTTTTGCGCTCTCGATTTCTTTTTTCAGTGCAGTAATTTCAGTGTTTAGCATGCTGATTTGCTTTTCGAGTGCATCTTTTTCTTGCTGCAGCTTGATCGTATCCCGGACAACATTTTCTTTTTTCAGTTTCAACTGTTGAATCTCTCCTTTGATTGGATCTGGTTCGTGGGTGGCAGGCTTGGACTGCTGCATATGTTTTTTAAACCTTTTGATTGAAACAGATCGCGTGATTAGAAGAATGATAGAGATAAAAAGGAAGAAGACACTTGCTTTCCAAAGAACAGCCAACAGGCAGATCAGCCAGGGCGAATGATACCATTTTTCTTTATAGATATTCATGTGAACCCCCACTTGTAAATTTATAAATTTTAATAAGTTTCATCCCAAAAGTCATTTTCATGGACAATCACGATAGGGGAGCCTGCTTTTCTTAGTTGAACGGCTTTTTCAACTTTCCGGCCATAGCAGGAGTAAGCCCAACATGGATTGCCATCAGCTCCGACAATCAGATAATTTGTCTTTTTATTGACGTTATTATTAAAGATTCCACCTTTGTTATTGATAACTTCGGCGATTTCATTTCTTGTTGCTCGAGCAGACGTGCCGGTAAAGGAAAAAATCTTATTTTCAAAAGTGATCTCTGGACAAACAGCACAAATACCATTAATTGAAAATTTTTCTTGCAAGGACCGAATCTCCGGTTCATGAATATTATGGGAGAGTTTCGTGTCAATAAAGTTAGCAAAAAACGCGGTCAACATGCTTTTTTCTTCTTTTGTAACGACCCCGTCATGTTTTACTGCAGTTAGTAAGCTATCGATTTCGTCAAATGGGTAGGTACCTTTCAGAAGAAAACTATGATTTTCCATCCATTCTTCCAACTGGTCAATTTCAGTATCATCCAATTTACGATCTGCCAGCATGCCATGTAGAATACCTTCCAGTTCTTGAATGGACACGGTGACTAGGTCATAAAATTCATCAAACTCGTCCTGATGGAGAATACGATTGCAAAGCCATTGGATATCCTGAATTTCTTCTTCGTCGAGCTGACCATCATCTAAAACGCTATCAATCATAGGTATGATTTCATTAAACGGAGACTTGTTTTCCAAATGCCGATGAAGATTGCACCAATGAAAAACTTCAGCCAGTTCTTCATTAGTAATAATGCCGTCATATTGAATACCTCTGATCAGTCCCATAAGAGAATTAACAGCTTTATGTAATTCAGCTTTTGTTGTATACATACGGTATTCATTGACTTCGGAATATTGTTTTCCCATTTTACCATTTCCCCCTGGTCAAAAAATTTGTGTTTCGAAAAAGCATCCAAAGCCAAAACTCTGAATGCCTAGTCATTCTCTTTTAATTTACATATATGTTTTTTAAATTTTTGTTTTTGGGTCGTCAACTAATCCGAAGGCTTTTCATCATTCCGTTCTTTTGCTTTCTGGGCAACCCATTCAAAATGCCGCCTGATTTCATCAATATCATCTTTTGAAAGATTCTTCCATTTATCAATGTCAAAAAAGCCAATTTGCTCAATGCCATATTCTTTAATCAGTTTGTTGATTTCAGCCAGTGAATCGTTTTTGTGCTCTGGGAGATTTGACTTTACAGAATTGTTTGTAGTGTCTTCCCCCTTTATTAAGTAATCAATTGAGACATCAAAGAAGGAGGCAATTTTTTCCAAAGTTTCAAAGTCAGGTTGAGTTTGTCCCAATTCATATCGTGCATAGGTTGAACGATTGATGTTTAAGGCATCAGCCAATTGTTGCTGTGACAAATTCCTTTTATCTCTTAGTCTTTTTAAGCGATCTCCATATCCCATAATGATTCTCCATTTCCATTTGCCTATATTATAAGTGAAAAATATGCACATTAAAATATTTGTGTAAAAAATGAACAAAAACTATTGACAGTGTAAAAAATGCACATTATAATTGGTGTAGAAATTGCACAAAGGTGGTGAAGTAATGGAAAAGAAACTTCTGGTTCAGCGCCGTGAACTGCTAGGTTACTCTCAACAGGATGTAGCTGATCTAGTCGGTATCGATCGCTCTTACTATACCAAAATTGAAAATGGCTTGACTCCGAGCGTAAAAGTGGCAAAGGCTTTAGGCTATCATCTTGGATTTGATTGGACATTTTTTTTTGATGATGATTGTGTAAAAAATACACAAAAATCCAAGGAGGTGAGCTGAATGAACAACGTGTTGCTACTCTTGAAAAGAACGCCACCGTGGCCACCGCGGCAACGGCGGCTGTAAGAAGGTGAATGTGTTGAATTTAAACTCGTTATTAACAATTCTCTCTTGGGCTATTTCAATTTTATCTCTTCCTATTGCTGTGATTGTGATGGTTCAGTACAAGAACTAATTATTCGGCAGGAAGGCAGGAAAGTCCATAAATATTCTATTTCTAATTCAGAAAATACCACAGCAAGTCGTCACATTCCTATTAATCTACTGGTACAAAGGGGGAAATTTCAAATGAAGCTGGGAAAAGAAATGGCGAATGCCCGGAAGCGGAAAGGGATTACCCAGGAAAGTCTCGCATCGAATACGCCGGTTTCTCGGGAAAGCATTGCCAAATATGAAACGGGTGCCAGGACATTTCCAGATGATTTGCGTTCGGTAATGGCCAATGAGCTGGATGATGTGGAATTTTACTTTCTGGCCTGGTGCGATGCTGCAGGAAAGGTGTCGATCCCATATTTCAATGGTGAAAACATCGATCATCATCCGACAAGCATGGCTTTTCTGGTGCAGGCAGAAACGAACGAGGCGTTGGATAAACTGCAAGACATTCCCTGGGCAAAACCGGTACATACACGAACAGCACAAGAGCTCGAGGAAACGAAGAAACTCATTTTCGAATTACTGGATGCGGCAGCCAGCATGGTCAATCTTGTAGGGGTGATATGTAATGAGCACCAATTTTCCATGAAACAACTTTTTACGCAGTGGCGGCTGTCTCTCCGATCTCGTAATTACATTGATAAAGATTTTTAATGCAAGAGGTGATGCCAAATGTCCATGTTAAAAGTTGAAATCGATGAACAGGAAGTACGGAATCTTTACCTGGAAAGAATCGAAGAAAAACTGAAACAAGTGGATGCAGAGCTTGTGTTTTGGGATTCAGCCGAGCTGAAGCGTCGCACTGGTATGAGCTGGAACACCATTCTAAAGGAATTTTTCTACGACGAACGCTTTCCAAAATACAAAGTTGGCCGAGATTGGCGCTTCCCGGCGGAAGAAACAAAACAGTTTCTATTAACTTGGCTAAAAGAGCAGCCGAGACATTGAGGAGGAAATGAAATGTTGAAAGTTGACCAATTTTTGCGGCAGGATTTGGCCAAGGCAATCGTTGAGTACAAATGCGCATTTGAACTAAGCAAAGAGGCTACAGCATTGCTGATCCGTGAAAATGACTTTGAAAAGAGCATCCAGTATACGGAAGATCTGCTGAAATCGCTTAAAGCATTGCAGAAGATGAAAGAGAAAAGGGAAATGCTGGAGCGGATCCATAAGGTGGCTGTTGAGTTACAACAACAAAATGTTGATATCAAAACGATCGTTTTGAAGAAAGCAGGTATATGAGATGGGTGGCGTATTTTTTCTAATTTTGTTTCTGCCGGCGCTGCTGATCGGTTATGGCGTACTTTGCGCGTGGGTGGGTGATGGAGATGAATGAAACGGATTTTGATACGCTGTGGGCAGATTTTTTGGATGTGCCAATTGATTTGGAACATCAAATAGCAGTTTTCCCTTTTTTCTTAGGCCGTATCAAGGCTTTATTAAAAAATAAAGAAACCATTTCGAAAGAAGAATTATGTGATGCGTTGAAAAAGTCAATTCAACACGCAACGTCCATATAACCATATCGGCGAGAATCCTTATTCTTGCCGTGAGAGGCTGAAATAGGGCCTGGTAACCTAGGAATTATTTCCACAAAACCCGGAAACCTGCATTTTCAGCGTCTCACGGTGCGAATAAGGCACTACTGATCTTTGACAACTGAATAAAGAGGAGGTGGAATGATTGACGCTCACCAGGAAAGAAAAACGGGAGATCAGGCTTGAAATTTGCCGTAATATGGACCTTTATTGCAAGTCTTGCCCAATTCGCGGGAACAAAAAATCAATCATAACACGATTTATTGCCGGAAAAACTGCCTGGTTGGTGCTCTTCTGCAAGAATTGGCATTCAAACTTATAGAGGATGAAAAGCAACTGGATCACAGCTTGGCGAAAACCGGCACTTGGACGGAAGAAGAAGATTTTTACCTCATCCATCATGCAAGCTTATATGATGACGAGCACCTTGCAATGCGCTTGAACCGGACGCCGGTTTCGGTGCATAGGAGAATGATTCATTTGAACTTATTAGAAAAAGTACGCAATTAAAGGAGGGAAACCATGGGTAATTTGCTTCTGGATGAAAGACCAATTATTGTTATTCCTTCATTGGCTGAAAAAATCGGCTTGAATGAGGCAATCATCTTGCAACAGTTAAATTACTGGCTGCAAAAAAGCAACCACATCTATGAAGGAAAACCATGGGTCTACAACACCTATGAGGATTGGGAAGAGCAATTCCCGTTCTGGTCTATCAGCACCATCCGCCGGGCCATTTCTAAACTTGAGAAAGAAGGATTCATCATTACAAACAATTTCAACCGTTCACAAATTGATAAAACAAAATGGTACACAATTGATTTTGAAAAGGTGGAGAGGTTGAACAGTCCATCTGTTCAAAATGAGCAGTCGACTGCTCAAAATGGGCAGACGATTGTTCAAAATGAGCAGTCGACAGGTCAAAATGAGCAGTCCAGCTGTTCAAAATGGACAGACGATCTGTTCAAAATGGACAGACCAATACCAGAGAGTACTACAGAGATTACTTCAGAGATTACGACAGAGATTACTTCTTCTTCTTCGGAAGAGTGCATTCCGAAAAAAGACGAAGAAGCAAAAAAGGCTATTGCGTTTTTTGAACAAAATGGCTTTGGTGTGGTCGGATCTTATGTCGCTGAAAAAATTTATAGCTGGTGTGATGATCTGTCAGCGGATTTGGTTGTAGAATCGATGAAAAATGCAGTGGAGCGCGGTGCAACAGGCTGGAAGTATTGCGAAGCCATCCTAAAGGACTGGGCAAGCAAAGGCATACAGACCGTTGAGCAGGCTCGTGCATTGCAGCTGAAATACAAGGAAGAGCGATCCAGGCAAAAGCGTTATGGAAGCAGATCCGGGAGAACGGAGAGGGTGCCCGACTGGTTTAAGGAACCCGGAAATAGCCAAAGCAGTACTGCTGAGCAAGAAGCCCAAGAAGCCCAAGAAGCCCAAGAAGACCTCGAGACAAAGCGGAAGCGGTTGGAGAAAATCCGGGAACAGTATCGAAAAAAAGAAAAATAGGCTTGCAAATGAACCACAAGGAAGTCAGGATCTGCCGCCGTTTAGCGACGACAATTTGCCGTTTTAAGGGGTGAAAAAGCATGCAGGAAAAGCAAATTGAATGGCAAAAGCAGGTAATCCGTGAAGAAATGCATGATTACAGGAAAACGGATGAACAGCCTGTAAAAAAGGTTGAAAAATAAAAAAGCCAGGCATTTTCAGCCCGGCGAAAAACCATATCGACGCAATCATTATAGCATACACAAAAGGGGCGTGTCGATATTGGCTGAAAAGCGAATTGGAGAAATAGAGCTTTTGGAAGACTTGACGATTAAACAAGCCATTGAACCGGATAAAGTGATCATCGTTGTCTTGGACGGGAAGCGCGGAATTGCCCGCAAATGTGAAGCAGTTGAGCATGGTAGCACGATCATCGAGACAGTGAATGGGAAATCGAAAAAAATTACGTTTATAGAGTCCTATCTTACCTAATTCATAGCCGATTTAGCTTTTGTTTAAACCTATTATGATATTTTGCATGTACCAATAACAGAGAAATCGCGGTACAAAAATACGCTGCAGGGTCAGGACCGGGATCTTGCAGCAAAGGGTTGGTGTTGAAATTTGCTACGGAAAAAACCTGTCGACAGAAAAATATTAAGCCAAAAAGAACGGCTTTTGCTGATTGAATGGCTATATGTAATCACCGGTTTCACCCGGTCGTTTTGGAAAGAAAAGAGCGATGCAGAAATTATCCGTTTATATGAGTCCAATCTTGAAATGAACCAGATGGAAGATGAGTTTGTAAGATGAATTGGTTGGTGAAATGCTATGGAGGCCAAAATTATCATCAAAGACAGCCGGAAGAAGTGGATGGTGGAGGAAGATAGAAAATACGTTTGTCAAACGTTCTGCAAGCAGCACAAACGATGTTCAACCCGTTTAGGGTATGATTGCAAAAAATTTGGCGGTGACAGAATACCGAAATTTAAAAAATGAGGTGGAACATCTGGGGAAAACCGCAAGATTAAAAAGAGAACGGGACACTGATTCCGTTCTCTTAGGAAAGGGATGTTTTGACGTGAATGAATTGGAAAACAGTATTAATTTCCTTAAAGAACAGCTCATTGCTGCGGGAGAAAAGTGGAAAGGCGGCATGGATGTTGAACCAATGAGAGACTGTCTGGCAATTGTTGAAGCCATCAATGTCCTAGAAGAAAGGGCATTTGGCAGGATGATTACAACGATCGCTTACATTCTGTGAGGAGGTGGGATAACATGCAAAATGTTTTGGAATTTGAAGAACTGATGATCAATATTTTAGACGAACCTTCAAAGTTTAAATTTCATTTTTCCGAAAACGGGATTAAAATTAGCGCTTGGATTAAAGAAGCTGTGAATTTAGGAAACGGGCTGTGCATTGCATTTGATGGCGGATCTCTGCTCGTTTGGAAAGATAACCGCGTTGTAAAGTGCAGACGACCGTCCGATTTAATTACGTATTGTGAGCTTTGCTTTTCGGTTTTTAATGAATTTGATGAGAATATCGGTTATCTGTATGTGCCTGCGCGTAAAAGGTGATCTATTTGAGACATCAAAGTCAACGGATACCAACGCATGATTATCTCGGCAGAAAAGTATGGATTGGCGAAAAGGCAACACTATTTAGTAGCAATGGGGTCCATTATGAAGGGACAATACAGCAGATCGGTGGCAAACGCTGGTTTGTGGTGAATGAAAGTATGCGAATTGGCGGTATAGGAAGCTTGTACTTGATGAAGGATTGAAAGGAGAAATGAATTTTATGAGTGAATCATTTAGGTTATATAAAGTCGTGGAAACGGACGGACAAAGTGCTGAAGAACTGCAGAAAGTTTTAAATGCTGCAACGGATGGTTTTACAGAAATGCAAATTGATCATGTCGTTGGGACAAAAATAATTCTTGGCTACGATTCACCTTTAAATGCAAAAGGAAGAGCTGAAATGTCAGTAAAAAAAGCTATAGGCTCTCAAGCGAAAAGTAGTTTTAGACCAATATATTAAACCATCATAGACTATGTCGTAGTACGGGTATATTGTGTGAAATGAAAACATGAGGTGATTAAATGAACCAGATTCAGCAAGTATTTGGTTATGGAATGAGCCAACTACGAACTGTGTTAATAGATAGTGATGTTTGGTTTGTTGCCAAAGATGTATGCGATATTCTGGAAGTAAGAAACACTACACAGGCAATCGCTAGACTTGAAGATGATGAACGGACTATGTTAAACATAGGTCGTCAGGGGGCAACCAATTTAGTGAATGAACCGGGTCTATATTCACTGATCATGTCTAGCCGAAAACCAGAAGCGCGTGCATTTAAAAGATGGATTACACATGATGTTATTCCGCAAATCCGGAAGACGGGAAGTTACTCAACACAGGTTCCGCAAACATTCAGCGAAGCCTTGAGGCTGGCGGCAGATCTGCAGGAGGAAATTGAAAAGGCAAAACCTAAAATTGAGTCATTTGATCGCTTCATTTCCGGAAAAAACTATCAAAAAATGGGGGATGTTGCGAAAATATTAGGATATGGCCGAAATAACTTTTTCAAGCTGCTTCGGGAGATGAAGATTTTAATGAGAGATAATACACCTTATCAGGAGTTTATCAACCGCGGGTATTTCGTTGTGAAAGAAAAGCCGATACAGATGGGCAGCCACGTCATTAATAAGCCCCAGACCTATGTCACGGCAAAAGGTATCCATTATATTGACAAATTATTGAAAGAACGATCAATAATTGTATAATAGAAGTAGAATATGTCCAAGTAACGGAGAAGCGTGCGGACACTGACTTTCAGCATTTGTTGCTGATGGTTGGTGTCCGTTTTTTTATTGGAAGGAGGAACAATGATGGAACAATTGAGTTTTCAGCTGGCAGAGATTGACCGGGAAGAGACAAGGAAGCGGGTGGAAGGTGCATTGGAAAAGTATAGGGTTTTGTTGCTAACGCAGGAACTGGACCAGGTGCCAAAAGTAACCTCAAGCTATTCATTGGTTCCACCAAGCAACACCAACCAGTTTCACTCCTCAACTGAAGAAGCTGCAGTAAAGAATGTGGACTATGAACGCGAGCGGAGCGATTATATCCGTAAAGTTTCCATGTCCGTAAACCGTCTCGGGTTTAAGGAGCGGGCAATCCTCATCCGCCGGTATATGACGGAGGATGATGTATTTGATTATGAAGTGTACAACGAACTGAACATGAGCGAGCGGACTTATCACAGAATAAAATCTCGGGCATTTTATAAGCTGGCATTTGCGTTGAAAGTTGAAGTCTATAAAGAGAAGGAGATGAGTGTATGAATGTCGTCCAACCGATTCGCGATCCCGTTAAGATAGAGAAGATGAAGAACTATTTGAAATCAAAGAGTGAAAGGAATTATATTCTTTTTATGTTGGGAATAAGCGTCGGACTTAGGATATCCGACATTTTAAAATTGAAGAAAGAAGATATATTAAGAAGCCATATTGATATTAAGGAAACGAAAACAAAGAAAAACAAAAGGGTAAAAATCCCCGGTTACATTAAAAAGGAGATCATACCTTACGCCAAAACACTTGCAGACGGCGATTACCTTATTAAAAGCCGGCAGGGAGCAAACAGGCCAATTGACCGTTCAACAGCTTATAGGATACTGCGTGATGCTGCTAAGCATGTTGGGCTGACAGACATCGGTACGCATACATTAAGAAAAACATTTGGCTATCATTTTTACATGCAAACAAAGAATGTGGCCCTGCTGCAAGAACTACTAAATCATTCGAGACCGGATATTACGCTACGGTATATCGGAATTAATCAGGATACGTTAGATAAGGCAATGGACAAATTCAGGATATAGTCCTTTTCTTTTTGGGCATCACTACATCATAAAAATACGAGGCGTGCACTCATATTTATATATTGAATGAAGGCTGTTATTTCAAGGGTTTCAACGTTTGCCCGAGTGCAACAGTCTATGTATTATAGTGTACTCAATGCCATTATTTAGGAGGGATATGTATGAGGATAGAGGAAGCAAGGGAAGAGATTAAAAGGATTGAAAGGTTTATCAGTTTAGTAGAAAGCTATCGACCGCAGTCATTTGAGCAGGAAGCGATCAAGACGTATGTGTTAATTGAAAGTGTTAATAAGACAGCGGCAGTATTGAATGAGAAAGGATTTAGAATAGGTAAAAGGAAAGTTTCAGGTAAGGACGTATCTGATATTATTCGTTCTAAACCTGATGATGAGCTGCATCAAATCGCTCACGATATGTTTAAATACAATAAGAAAAAAGCTGGAAAAAGGGGTTGGTGTTGAAAAAATAATGGCAGGATTTTGGCAGGATAAAGGCAGAGCATTTTCTTTTGCCTGTGTTACATTAATACCATGACAAGTAAGCGAAGGAATCGACACACAGTCGGTTCCTTTTTATTTTATCGATTGAAGGTGTTGACCATGAAATCTAAATCCAGAGAGAAGAAGCAAAAGAAACTGCGGCGTAAAGAATTAGAATACCTGATGGGGATCCATCGTGACAGGTATGGCCGACATCATGGTGCAGTTCGCAGGAAGTGACCTTCAATAACTAATAAAGAGACATATGGACACATATAAGAAGGTGGGGGAGCGATAAAAAAGAAATGGCTGACTTTCCAAGTGCCAGGATTAGACCGGAAAGAATTTATGATATGAAGGCTAATATTAAAGATCTTGAACCAGAACGATACAACTATCTTTTTAATAATGGTTTATTGACAATAAATGAAGTACGAACATTTGAGGGACTTCCGAATATTGGTGCTGAAGGCAATAAATTATTTAGGCCTTTAAAGAAAAGAAGAAAGATTCCTTTTGGGTGATCAGCATGCCAGGCAAACCACTGCGGCCATGTGCAAAGTCCGGCTGCCGCAATCTTACCACGAACGGCTACTGTGATGAGCATAGGAAAGATACTAATCGTGAATACAATCTGACACGAGACGAGCGGGTCACGCGCTTCTATAAGTCGAGGCAATGGGAAATGACAAGGAAGTTGGTGCTTGTTAGAGACCATGGTCTATGCCAGATGTGTCTCAAACATAGAAAAATCGTACCAGCATCGCTTGTTGACCATATCATTCCGGTACGGGTTAATTGGAGTTTGCGGCTTAATAAAAGCAATCTTCAGTCGCTTTGCGTTTCATGCCATAATGTCAAAACAGCGGAAGACAAACGAAAGTACGGAAACCTTGCATGAGGGCCGGGGGCCCCTAAAAAAGTACGGGGTGGGCCGTCTGCCGAACGGCGTCCACTTTTGCGTTAATTTTTTTCGCAAAATGAAAATTTTTTAAGGGGGTGATTGGAATGGCGGGCAGGCCGTCAAAACCAGTGCAGCTGATCAAAATGGAAGGGAACAAAGATCGCCGGACGAAAGCTGAACTTGAGCACCGAGAAAATTATGAAAAGTCCCTTTATACTGGAACAAAGATCAAAGAGTCGCCCACCGTCAAATCTGATCCTGTTGCCCACAAAGAATTTTTACGGCTGAAAAAACTTTATAAGAGCATCCAGTACATTGACGGCTTGGATGAGCAGATCGTCAACCGGTACTGCATGATGATAAGTGAAGAGCGGGCACTTCAGGAGCAGGCCGATTCTTTGCATGCACTTCTTGAAGAGGAAGAAGATCCAAAAGAAAAGATTGAGATTTACAAACTGCTCAACAGCTGCGATACCAAGCTAACCAAAAAGCGGGACTTGATATTGAAGATTGAGGACCGTCTTTTTCTGAATCCGACTGCCCGCATCAGAGCCATTCCAAAGAAACCTCCTGAAGAAGAGAAGCAATCTCCAATGGCTGAATTTTTAAAGAAACGCGCGGGTGGTAGCCGTGCGGATTGATAAAGCAAGAGCCATGGAGCCCATTGAGTTCATTCAAATGCTGAAACTGGTTGACGACTTTTACGGTCAGCCTTTTGTTTTAATGGACTGGCAGTATGAAACGATCTGGGATGTTTATGGCACGGTGAATGATGAGGGATATAGGCAGTATCGGTACGCTTATTTGGAAATTCCAAAGAAGAATGCAAAAACGACGTTAATCGCCGGCCTCGGGGTTTATCACTTAACATGCGACGGTCCCCAAGGGCAAATTTATTGCTGCGCAGCCGACCGTTCCCAGGCCAGTCTGGTTTATAAAGCGGCTGTCAGCATGATTGACCAGGATGACGAACTGAAAAAGCTGCTGAAGGTGACGGAGAGCCGGAAAGAAATTGTAAATGTCGAGACAGGCACCATCTTAAAGGTTCTGTCAGCGGAAGCATACACCAAACATGGCATTAACCCAACGGTCGTCATTTTCGATGAGCTGCATGCGCAGCCAAACCGTGATTTATGGGATATCATGACGTTCGGCGCCGGTGCTGCCCGGAAAGAACCTTTATGGTGGGTCATCACAACGGCCGGCGACGATCCGGACCGAAAATCAATCGGCTGGGAAATCCATGAGCATGCCAGGAAAATCCGGGATGGAGAACTGTCGGATCCGACCTGGTATGTCAGAATGTATGGTGCTGATGAAGATGACGACATCTTTGATGAGAAGACTTGGTACAAAGCGAACCCTTCACTTGGCCAAACGATCAGCATTGAATCTGTTCGCCAGGAAGCGTTGGCGGCGCGTAACAGCGAAGCATCCGAGCGGCTTTTTAGGTGGCTGCGGTTGAACCAATGGATATCCTTAAAGCGGACCGGATGGCAGCCGTTAAGCTTGTGGGACAAGACGGAAGGGAATTGGAACCTATCCGATCTTGTTGGCAAAAAATGTTATGTCGGACTTGATCTTTCTAGTACGACGGATATTACTGCAGCATGCTATTTGTTTCCGCCACAGGACGGGATCCCGGAATGGCGTACACTTTATGATGCCTGGATACCGGAAGACAATATGAAAGAACGTGTTACCCGTGACCATGTACCTTATGACAGGTGGGTGAACCAGAAATATTTGACGGCCACGCCCGGGAATGTTGTGGATTATGATTTTGTCCAAGCAAAAATTGTATACGCAAGCAAACAGTATGATCTTTCCGTCTTGGGCGCCGACCCATGGAACAGCCGGATGCTGACGCAAGGGCTGATGAGAGAAGACGTGAATGTTGTGGAAATCCAGCAAACCATGGCGCAGTTGAGCCCGGCCATGAAGATGATTGAACAGCTGATGAAAAAAGGCCTGTTGAGCCACGAAGTAAACCCATTGGCACGATGGTGCTGGGGAAATGTCGCTATTGCGGTTGACGGAAATGAGAATATCAAGCCAATGAAAAATAAATCACAGGACCGGATTGATGTCATTGTGGCCATGATCATCGCTATGGCGACAGCTATGCTGTTTGAAGAAGTCAGCCTGGACGTTTCAGAATTTGCAAATGAAGACTTTCTTGACAAACTGTGGAGCTAAGGAGGTGAGTGGGATTGAATGAGTTTACTCAGCAGATTTAAAAGGCAAAGGGTCAAAAACTATCATATTGATGATCCGAATTGGTTATCAGAATGGCAGACACTGGCTGATTTTTTAGGGGTTAGCCTGGACCCGTCTGATGTGGACGTCCGGGGAAAACGGGCGCTGAAAGAAATTACGGTGTATGTATGTATCAAAATTTTATCTGAAAATATTTCAAAGCTGCCGGTCAAGATTTACCAGGACAACGGGGGAATTAAGAAAGTGGCCGGGCATTACCTGAATCCGATTTTGCGGTTAAGGCCGAATCCGTACATGTCTGCATCAGATTTTTGGAAAGGTGTTGAGGTGCAGCGGAATATTTACGGAAACAGCTATGTTTGGATTGAGTATGTCACACGCGGCCGGAATGCCGGCAAGGTCCAGGCACTTTACTTGCTTGACGCTCAGCAAATGCAGGTATGGGTGGATGATTCCGGCTTAATTAGCTCAAAAAACTCCATCTGGTACGTCTATACAGACAATGCAGGGGTGCAGTACAAGCTTCAATCAACTGATTTGCTGCATTTTAAAGCCATGACGACTGACGGGATCGTCGGTCTCAGCCCGATCTATACGCTCAGAAATATGGTTGAAAATGCTGCTTCAGCTGAAAAATTTTTGAATAACAGCTATAAAAACGGAATGCAGACGACTGGGATCATACATTATACCGGAGATCTGAACGAAAATGCCAAGAAAAAGTTCAGGGAAAAATTCGAGGAAATGTCAAGCGGGCTGAAAAATGCTAATCGTGTGAGCTTAATGCCTATTGGCTATACCTACCAACCTCTTTCACTTAAATTAACGGATGCTCAGTTTCTTGAAAACACGCAGCTGACTTACCGGCAGATTGCAAGTGCATTCGGCATTAAAGCACATCAGCTCAATGACCTTGTAAAAGCCAGCTATGCAAGCACGAGTGAAGCGAACCGGGAATTTTACGTAGATACACTCATGCCGATTTTGACCATGTATGAACAGGAATTGACGTATAAGCTGTTTTTGGATAGTGAACTGGTAAACGGGTTTTACGTTATGTTCAATGCGGATGCCATCCTACGTGGAGATTTCAAATCACGCATTGATGCGGCAGCAACCGGTGTACAAAACGGCCTGCTCACGCCAAATGAAGCAAGGGCACTTGAAGAAAGAGAGCCGATGCCAGGCGGTGATCAGCTGGTCATGAACGGGAATTATATTCCGTTGTCGATGGTGGGCGAGCAATATAAAAAAGGCGGTGATAATACAAATGGGCAAACATAAATTTTGGAATTTTATAAAGAATGAAGCGGAAAATACAGGTGAACTGCAGCTGTATGGCGAAATTTCCGACACTTCATGGTGGGGTGATGAAATCACGCCGAAAGATTTTAAAGCAGATCTTGATGCGCTTGGCGATATCAGCACGTTAAACGTCTATATCAATTCCCCGGGGGGCGATGTATTTGCAGGACAGGCCATTCATTCGATGCTTAAACGGCATTCTGCTACAGTTCATGTTTATGTTGACGGTCTGGCGGCAAGCATTGCCTCCGTAATCGCAATGGCCGGTGACAAGATCATCATCCCCGAAAATGCGATGATCATGATTCATAATCCGTGGACTGTTACGGCCGGTAATGCGGCGGATTTGCGGGAAGTTGCCGACCGTCTGGATAAAATCAATGAAACCATCAAATCAATCTATTTATCAAAGGCAAAAAATATTAATGAAGTGAAATTGACGGAATTGATGGATGCTGAAACATGGCTGTCTGCACGGGAAGCAGTTGATTACGGATTTGCGGACGAAATTGAGGATGCAAAAGACTATGCGGCAAGTTTGAACAGCAGGTTTCTCAATTTCTATAAAAATATTCCTTTAGACTTGCCGAAGAAGGCAAAAAATGAGCGCGAAAAACAGAATAAGAACAAGGAATTGGAGCTGTCGAAAGCCAAACTGGCGCTTGAGATGGCTCTTTTAATTTGATGGGAGGCAGGAAAATGAGTAAAGAACTCAGGGAATTGTTGAACAAATTGAATCAGAAAAAGGCAGCAGCAAAGGTATTGATGGGAAAAGAAGATGCCACACCTGAAGAAATCCAGGTAGCGGCTGCTGAAATTAATGAGCTGAAAGCGAAAATTGAAGCACAGAAGCTAATCGATGAAGAAACAGCGATACCAGTAGGTGGTAAACCGGTCGTATCGGTAATTGAACCTGACAAAAACAGCAAGGAGTACCGCGAACTGCACACAAAAGCATTTCTGAATTACTTGCGGAAGAAGCCGTTGACCGAAGAAATGAAGAATACGTTGAGCTCCAACACCGGATCTGACGGTGGATATTTGATTCCACAAGACATTAATACACAAATTAACAATTTGAAGCGGCAATATAAAAGCGCAAAAATGTGCTGCACGGAAGTTTACACGACTTCCACCAAAACCGGTTCGTTTGTGTGGGAAGACTTGTCAACACTAACGCCCCTTGTCAATATGACGGAAATGACAGACCTGGATAGCTCTTCACAGCCGAAATTCCGGTCTGTTCAGTACGCTGTAAAAGATATGGGCGCAATTCTTCCAATCCCAAATACGTTGCTGCAGGATGAGGATGCGAACTTAATTGCGTATATTGCCGGCTGGTTTGCGAAAAAAGCTATCCGCACGGAAAATAATGATATTTTCAATGTGCTAAAAACTGGGAAAACGCCGGTTGCTCTTGCAGATTGGAAAGCATTGAAATCGAATTATAACACGAAGCTTGATCCATTAATTGCAACAAATGGATACTTCTGTACGAACCAGGATGGCTTTAATGTTTTGGACAGCGCGCTCGACGGTTTTGGCCGGCCTGTTTTGCAGCCGAACCCGCAAAATCCAACAGAACTGCTATTCTTGGGTAAAGTCGTCCATATGTTCTCAAACACGGAGCTTCCATCTGATACGGACAACAATGTTGCACCAATCTTTTTCGGCGATATGAAATCAGGATGCCGTTTTGTCGACCGTGGCGCATATGAATTAAGCATTTCCACAGAAGCATATTTCGTAAAAAATGCGACTGCAGTCCGGGTTATCGAACGATATGATGTCATCAAAACCGATTCGGATGCGTATCAGTTTGGCCAGATTGCTTTACCTGAAAACTGATCAGGTGATGTAAATGATTATAGAACTAAATGAAGCGAAAGATTGGCTGAGAGTCGACACAGAAAATGACGATGCCAGGATCAGTTCATTGATGGCAGCGGCCGAACAATATTTAACCAATGCGACGGGGAAAACATTTGACAGCACAAATGAACTTGCCCGTCTTTTTTGCCTGACTCTACTGACGGATTGGTACGACAATACAGGTTTATCCGGTGAGCCGAGCCAGCAAATGCGGCCGATTATTCAGAGCATGCTGCTGCAGCTGACCTATTGCGAAGACGAGGTGACATAAAAATGCCGATCACCAGTCCTGGAAAAATGAATGAAAGAATTACGTTTTATAAAGAAGTTGTCAAAAAGAATGATTACGGAGACAAAGTAAAAGATAAAGAAAAATATTTGGAATGCTGGGCCGCCGTGAAGACACAGTTTTTAAGTGACATCCAGGCAAGCATTGGCACTGTCCTGGAAGACACTCTTACATTTGTGATCCGACATCAGCATGACAAAGAAATTACAAACGATTTATCTGTAAAATACAGGAACAGCGTTTATGAAATTATCAAAATTAACCCAGATGTCGAATATAAAAAATTTGACACGATCATCAGCAAAGAGGTGACATGATGACAGTTGAAGTGGATATTTCCGGAATTGAAGCGGGTTTGAGGCGGCTAGCTGCGAAGGAAAAAAAGGTGCAGAGGGCTGGGTTAAAAAAGGCGGCAGAAGCAATTGCTGACCGATTGCGTGAAAACACGCCTTATTATGATGGCAAACGCGACGGGAAATGGAAAGCACAGCGTCAATTCGAGAAAGAAACAGGGTCAAATAATGGCGACTTTGCGCATTTGCGGGATGACATCAAAATTTCAAATATGAACCAATTTGGTGAAGTCTTTGTTGGATTTGGAAAAGAAACCTATTGGCGTGTCCATTTTACCGAAATGGGTACGATTAAACAGAAACCACAGGCGTTTATCCAGCGAACGGAAGAAGAAATGCGCCGGAAAGTTATGACCATCATGGTAAAGGAGTTTAAAAGGGGTCTGGGCTTATGACACTGCCTGCAAAAGCAGTCTACGATATTCTTATGGGCAGTCCGGAGATTGCGAACATGATGAATCGGGACATGATTTTTATGATCGATGTTCCGGAAGATGATCAGCAAGTCCAGAACGCACCGATCATTCGAATAAATGAAATCAACGACTATCAGGATGGATTTGCTTCAAACAAACCGTTTTCTGTTTCTTTTAGCGTCCAGATTGATGTCTGGGCCGCCACGATTGAACAGTTAGCTGTTTTTAGAGACGTGCTGGACAAGATCATGACAGAAAACGAGTGGGGTCAATATACAGGCGTGATTGACAAAGATCCGGATATTGATCTGTATCGCATGGCTCGGAGGTATCGGGCTGTTCAGGTGATTCACTTTAATTAGGGAGATGAGAAAATGGCGACTTTAGGTTTTAAAAGTGTCGAATTTGGGATCCATGACGGGGACACGGAAATTGTTAAGAAAATTTATAAATTAGATGCCAATGAAGGTGGCACAATTGAAGCAAAATTAAGCGGTCTTGGTGCGCAAATCAATGCTTTATATGCGTCTAATGTACCGTTTTTTGTAGATGCAAGCGGTACGGGAACGCCACAATTGGAATTCACAGCAGCGGACTTGAGTGAGGAAATTGCTGCGTCCATTTCAGGCGCTGTATATGAAAATGGCATTTTGAAACTTGGAAAAGATGCGAAGGCACCATATGTTTCTGTACTGCTAGAAGCGGATGGCATTAAAAACGACAGCATCTATATCGCACTGCTTAAAGGAAAATTTGGGCATCCGGATGGTGTCGATTTGAAAACGGGTGATGACAAAGGCAAGGAAGCCGATACAACTGACAGTGCACTGACCGGACAATTTGTAAACCGGAAATTAGATGGCTTTACCTATTTCAAAACTCGTTCTTCGAATACAGACTTTGATTTGCAGACATTTCGGTCCCTCGTTTTTAATGGATACAATGAAAATACGCAAACGGCAACTCAACAAACTGCTGGCTGATAGCTGGGCTCTTAGGCCCGGCTTTTTATTTTGCATAAAAGGAGATGCTGGAAATGTTAAAAATTGAACTTTATAATCCGGAAACCGAAAGAACTGAAACCTTTACTGAAGGATTCGTGCCAGCAAGAACATTGCGGAAAGTGCTGGAATTCGCGGATAAGCAGGAAAGAGAAAAACCCAGTGAGCTTGAGACGTTGGATGAAATGGTGTCCATGATTGCAAGCTTTTTTCGGGATGATCGGGTGACCTTTGATGCGATCTACGACGGAATCCCGGCAGACAAATTGAGTGATGAAATGGAACGCATTATGACCGACATTATGGGCGGTGAAGCTAAAAAAAAGCTGGGGAAAAACCGACCACCATCAAAGAAAGCATAAATAATCTGCACAAAATGTATTCGGAGTTAATGAAGAATGGATGGACGTTCAGAGATATTGAAGAAATGGACATATATGGATTTCTGAATGTCATGAACGGGCCGGACAGCAAACAGTATGACGATATAGAAGCTTTCTATAACTCAATTTGACGGGAGGTGAGGAAACATGGCAGGAGACCAACCCCTTGGCAATATGGTGATCGGTGTCAGCATGGAGGGTACTCAGTTCGCAAATACCTTGAAAGAAATACGGGGCAGGTGCGCCAAGCTCAGAGCGCAATGAAAGCCAATTTGACAGTAATTAGTGGCGCCGGCGATAAGTATGAAACTCTCCGTGCAAAAGTAAAGAGCCTGAATGAAGTAATGGCGGTTAACCAGCGCGAAATTGATATGCTCCGTAAAAAGCACCGGGAAGCCATTAAAACTTACGGCGAAGGCTCCGAGCAAGTTTCCAAATTAGCTTCCCAAGTGAATAATGCAGTTGCCAAGCAGTCAGCCTGGAGCAGACAGCTGGATCAAGCAAAATCTAAACTATCGGGGATGGATAGCCCGATTAGCAAGTTTTCTTCCCGTCTGAATGACATCTCTGAGCGGGCCAAAAGCGTTGGCGGAAAAGTAAAAGAAATGTCTGACGGGATTACACAAACTTTTGCACCGGCTACCATTGCAATTGGAGCCGGTCTTGGTGCTGCAGCGAAGCAGGCCATGGATTTTGAAAGTCAAATGAGCGCGGTAAAGTCTGTCATGGCGCCGGACGAGGTAAAAAAGTATGGGGGCGCGTTAGAGGATCTTGCTGTAACTATGGGGGCCAAGACAAAATACAGTGCCACTGAGGCCGCGCAGGGGATTGAAGAACTTGTCAAAGCCGGCGTGAAAACAACAGATATCATCCATGGCGGGCTCTCAGGGGCTCTAAATCTTGCGACTGCCGGTGAACTGGACCTGAAAGATGCTGCCGAGATCGCGTCAACTGCGTTGAATGCTTTCCGGAAAGACAATATTTCCGTAACCCGCGCTGCAGATCTGCTGGCTGGTGCTGCCAACGCAAGCGCAACGGATGTTGAAGAATTAAAATATGGGTTATCTGCTGTTTCAGCTGTAGCCAGTGGAGTCGGTTTAAGCTTTGAAGATACTACTACGGCGCTTGCGGCATTTGCGCAGAATGGTCTTAAAGGTCAGGACGCTGGGACATCTTTAAAAACTATGTTATTAAACCTTTCCCCTTCTACAAAATCTGCTGCCGATATGATGGATTCGCTCGGGCTGGCAGCGCGAAATACATCTTCTGCATACAATTGGTTAGTTGATAGGGGGATTAAACCAGCCTCACATTCTGCAAATGACATAGAAGCTTCTTTGCAACGTCTTGCGAAAATTCAGGCAGGTGCTGGAGCTTCTGCAAGTAAAGTAAAAAATGAATATCAGGAACTTGCGAAAAACTCCGGTTTTGCATCAAGCGCTTTTTACGACCAAAACGGAAAGCTAAAATCTCTTTCCAAAATTTCTGGTCTGCTTCATGACAGGCTCAAAAACCTTTCGGAAGAACAGCGGCAATATGCATTAAAAACAATGTTTGGAACGGATGCTATCAGGGCAGCCAATATTTTGTATAAAGAAGGCGCCAAGGGAATCGAAGACATGAACGGCGCCATGAATAAAATTAAAGCTGCTGATGTTGCCAAAAAGAAAATGGACAATCTAAAAGGCTCCATTGAACAATTAAAAGGAAGTTTGGAGACGGCCGGAATATCGGTTGGCCAGGCATTAACACCAGCCATTAAAAAAACAGCTGAATTTGTTCAAAATATCGTGGACAAGTTTAATGCCTTGCCGAAACCGGTCCAGCATGCGGCTGCCATTTCAGCAGCGTTGTTAGCCGTTATTTTAACCCTTGTAACCGGGTTTGGGTTTCTGACATCTGGTATATCCAGCTTGGTTATTGCCTATGGTACTCTGGCCGGCGGCATGGCCGCAACGACAGGAGTTATCGCGGCAGAAGGGGCAGCTGCAACGGCTGCCGGGGCGAGCACCGGAATATTGGCCGGTGCAATCAGTCTATTAACCTCTCCGGTTACGCTAACCATAGCGGCCATTGCAGCACTCGGAGTTGCGTTTGTTTTGGCTTATAACAAGATAAAGCCGTTTCATGCTTTCATGAACAGTATCGGATCTGCGATCGGAAGAGCCGTAAATTTTGTCAGGCAGTTTGCTAGTGCGATAATGCAAATGCTCCAAGGGAATTGGGCAGGCGGCGCTGATTTGTTGAGTAAAATCGGATTAAGCGACAGTGCCGTACAGAAAACTATCAATATTGTTACGAAAATACAAAGCGCCTTTAATACATTTAAAGCATATTTGCAGCAGGCATTGTCGGCAATAGGCTCATTTGTAATGAGTAAAATATCGCAAATCAAATCGTTTTGGGATCGGAACGGCGCAACAATAATACAAGCAATAAAAAATGTCTTTAAAGTAATTACTGTCATTGTTAAGGTAGCATTAGCTATTTTAGGTCCGATTTTTAAGGTTGGTTTTGCAATAATTGTTGCGGTTGTTAAATCTGTATGGGGAAATATTAAAGGGATTATTTCCGGCGCTCTAAAAATCATTGAAGGGGTCGTTTTAGTTTTTTCTGGTTTATTTACTGGGCATTGGAAGACCATGTGGAGCGGCATCAAGAGCATTTTTAGCGGTGCCATTCAGTACGTTTGGAATCTGGTCCAGTTGATCTGGATCGGCAAGATGCTCAAGGCTGCCAAGGCGTTTGTCGGACCGTTTAAGAGTCTGTTTAAAACATTATGGACAGCACTCAAAACAATTTTTAGTTCACCAGTAAAATGGATTATCAATCTGGTGAAAAATGGATTCGGCTCCATGAATAAGTTTGCATCCAGTTTTAGTGGCGGATTAAAAACGGTCATGACGAAAATGTGGACTGCTTTGAAAGGCATTTTTTCACATCCAATCGGAACCATTAAAAGTTTACTAAAAACCGGTTTTACATCCATGAAAAACAGTTCCGTAAACATTTTTAACTCGATGAAACACGGCGCCAGCAAAATTTGGAATAGCATGATCTCTACTATTAAAAGCTTGCCAGGGCGAATGGCAACTGGACTTAAAAATGGCGCAAGCAAGTTAAAGAGTGCCATGAAGTCTATTGGTAATGCAATGATTGAAGGCTTAGCTGCAGGTGTTAATGGTGTACGTAAAGGAATTAACTGGATTTTAGATAAGGTTCATGCGCCAAAAAAAATGCACATCCCAAAATGGGATCCTCCACACTATGCGAAGGGTACGGATAATCATCCTGGTGGACCAGCGGTTGTGTCAGATGGAAAAGGCAAAAATGTTCAGGAATTGATCACGCTCCCTGATGGTCAAGCGTTTTTATCTCCACTGCGTGAAACAGTCATGAACTTGCCAAAAGGTGCAAGCGTACTGAATGCCGATGCGACTGCTCAACTATTGTCGATGATGCCGCGCTATGCTAGCGGAACCGGGTGGATGCAAAATTTATGGGATGGAACAAAAAACGCAACGTCAAAAGTTTGGAATAGTGCAAAAAGGTTCAGCAAAAACATCGTAGACGGTGCAAAAACCATCTGGTATTATGCTAGTAATCCAAGCAAATTGGTCGATAAAGCGATTGACACTTTTTCTAACTTTTCGGATCTTAGCCAGCCAACACTTGGGATAGTGAAAGGTGCAGTATCGACAGCAAAAAGAGGCGCAGTCAATTGGATTAAAAGCCTAATGCTTGCTGGAAACCCGTCCGGATCCGGCGTGGAAAGATGGCGCTCATATGTCATACGTGCATTAGAGATGAACGGTTTGTCAACTGCAAAATCCATGGTTGAAAAGGTTCTGCGACAAATCAAGACGGAGTCCGGTGGTGATCCGAAAGCCATACAGCACGGTTATACGGATATCAACACAAGGACCGGAGACCTGGCTAAGGGCTTAATGCAGACGATTTCTGCAACATTTAACGCATATAAATTTCCAGGGCACTCCAATATTTTTAATGGCTTTGACAATATACTGGCTGCACTTAACTATGCAAAGCATCGTTATGGCAAAAATTTATCCGGCCTTGGCGAAGGGCACGGATATGCAAACGGCGGGTTTGTCTTTACGGAACAGCTCGCCCGGCTTGCGGAAGGAAACAAACCGGAAGCAATCATACCACTTGATAGGCTTAAAAGATCTAGAGCATTACAGCTATTATCACAAACTCAAAAAGCTTTGGGAGTTGGTCAGCAAAGCCAAAGCAACTCATCAGCCGCGGATTTATCTGCCTTAATCCAGCGTCAGGACCAGCAAATATCTTTGATGCAGCAAACGATTGATTTACTTATGAAAATTTTGCAGAAAAATAATGTGATTAAAATTGATGCAGATGCCCTTGAAAAAAATGTAAGCAAGCGGCAAGCTGCAAATTACAATAATGCTGCCTATATGATGGGGTGATTGATTGCATGGAAGAATTAACAATCACAAAACTGGATGGAACAAAACAAACTGTAAGCGAAATAAATGGTGCATATTTGCTTGATGTGATCGATAGCGGTCCGCAGCCGGCAACCACATATGAACAAATCGCTGGGTCCGATGGAAATGTTGATAACGGGACAACATTTGGGACAAGAACCATCACAGCTAAATTTTATTTAGATGCGAAAGATTATATCGACTATACGCTTGCCCAGAGGGAAACTTGGCAAGCGTTATTTGATCATGATCCATATTACATCACCTGGTCGCGAATGCCTGGAATAAGGTTTTTAGTTCATATTAAACCGTTTGAATTCGCCAGTATAAGCCAAATGTCCGGAACCTTTGATATTGAATTTGAAGCTTTCAAAGGATTTGGAGAGAGCGTTGGCAGAACAGACGAAGATCCAATTGATATGGATAGTGAAATGTGGCAAATGGTCGGACAAGGGTTTGTGTTGGACGAGGATTTGGTTTATACCGAGATCCATGGAAGTAGTTTTAAAATATTTAACGCTGGTGATATCACAATTGATCCACGTAAGCACGATTTGACCATTAGCATACAAGGGATCGGCACTCCGATTTTGAAAAACCTTACGACCGGTGACTCATTTATTTACAAAAAAACTTTGGATAGCGGCGATACGCTAACGATTGACGGGGTCTACCCTTTACTTAACGGCGCCCATTGTGGCAGAGATACGAACCATGGACTCGTAACTCTATTGCCAGGGTGGAATAAAATCCAGCTGACCGGGCTTAGTAATCCGGTGTCATCTTTTGGATTTAGATTTTTGTACAAGTAGGTGATTGCATGGATTTAATCGTTAATAATGGCATAGATGAGGAAATCCTGGTCGATTTCAATGCGGATGATTTTGCGGAAGAATGGCAGAAGAATAGCACATGGTCAGTAAATTTTAGCGTTACGAAAACGAAAAGAAACGCCTACGCATTCGATATGTTGCAGCAAGAAGCAATGATCTGTCTTGATGGGCAATGGTTTGTAATAAAGCAGCTTGAGCCAACAGCGAATGGAAAGGTGCTTAGCAAGTCCATTACTGCTAATCATATTTATTTTATATGCCAGGACCATCGCCGATATGAACAAAAATCGCAGACATGGAGTATTGAGGATGCGCTGCATTGGACATTTGACGGTAATAAACTCGGCTTTACATGGGAAGTTGTAGGGCATTTTGAAAAGGTACAAATGGACAATTTCGGTGATGCGAATGCTCTTAGCATGGTTGAAACCATTATAAGTAGTTTTAACGCCGTTTTAGATGCAGATAACAAGCATCTTATTTTTTACGCTCCGGACAGTTGGGGACAGATAACTAATAACCAATTCAGATATCTTTACAATATGGATACCGTCAATTGTCAAATAGATACGACAGAACTCAAGACTGTTATTCGCGGCTATGGAAAACAGAATGATGATGGAACCTATGCTTTTCCTTTTGTGACTTATAAAAGTCCATATGTTACACAATGGGGGGAGCGGCATGCGGATCCTATCCGGGATGATCGGTTTACTAAAGCAGAGTCTATGCTTGCCTACTTAAAAACGCAATTGCAAGACAAACCAGCCGTCACGCTGTCCATAACGGTAAAACGAAAAGAAGAAATTAATAAGGGCGATCATTGGATACTTATCTACGAGCCCATGAATTTTGATACAGACGTTGAGGTTATCGGTTATAAGAAATATCCATTTTCACAATACAAGCCGCCAGAAGTTACTTTTAGCAACGACGCGAAGGACATGACCGGCATCTTATCCAGTTTTAATCGAGTGGGGAAAATAGTCAGTTCGGCAATTGATAAGAGCGGCAATGTAAAAACGTCGGCGATCACCAAGCTCCCTGATAATAAGGTTTCTGTTGGACCGGGAACAAGCTTTTCACCCGGCTACGACCCGACACAACTAGATATACCAAAGTATTCGCTGGCCACGCCTACGTCAGATGGGTTAATGAGCGCAGCGGATAAGCAAAAATTAGATTTGGTTATTGTGGACAGTAACGGAAATGTAGTAGTAAACATCTTACTTGCAACAGCTAATCAAGATGGATTAATGAGCAAAGAGGATTTTGCCAAGCTCGGCAGGATCCTTTTTTCGGGTTCGAGCACAATCGATCTGCAAACAGTTTTGCAAACATTGCAGGACCATGGCAACAGAATTGCAGCATTGGAAAATGGAGGTGGTGCTTGATGCGGTGGCCATATGCAAACATTGGAGTTGTGACGACCAGGACGTTTCGTAATTTACTAAATAAAATCCACGGCGATATTGCTGCCGATATGCAAGAAATGAAAACGAACCTTGATAATGCAGTTGAAACGGTATCAGAAAAAGCCTTTAACAAAGTAGTTGATGCCGCAAAAATTGATTGGTTGCCACCAGTTAACACATTTGATGATTTGGCGATTACCTATCCTGATGCAGTCGAAGGCAAAACTGCAATGTGCCGGGACAGCGGTAAAGTATACCGCAAGATGGCGGACGGAGAATGGCAAGAGATACAGGATATCGATCCGAGTGTAATTAACGAGGTGGATAGCCGGCTTACCGCGCAGTTGGCGGAAACGGCTGATAAGATTAATGTTAGCAAAGTAGATAATTTACTTAATTTCATCGATGCTGAAAGTGATATGGAAATTGAGGTTCCTAGTTATTACAAAACAAAAATAAATGAGATTGTTAAATCTATTGATAAATCGGAATTGAATATAGGTTTTATTACAGATAATCATAACCAGTATTCTGGTTATGCACCAAAGTCACTTAAACATTATGAGTATATTGCTTTATTGAGTCGTTTGACCCACCTAGATGCAGTTGTTTCTGGTGGCGATAACGCGAATGGATGGTATTCAAAATCGCAAATATTATCAGAGCTAAAAAGTGCCGCGTCTGCATTGTTTAATCGCGTTAAAGCCGATACAGATGTATATTTTTTGCATGGTAATCACGACAATGGCGCTTTTCAAAACGGTAAAAATAAACTTGAAGACATTATTACAAACGAAGAGTTAAAGGTGATATACCAAACAAGAAACACAGTATTTGGCGAAGTAAGAAATGGAGATAGTATTTATTGCTATAAAGATTATGCTGATAAAAAGATTAGAGTGATTATGCTAAATTCTTTTGATTTTCCAAATGATATTAATTCCGATGGAACACTGACCTACGATAACTTACATTATGGGTGCTACCAAAATGAACAACTTAATTGGTTGGCAAATGTAGCATTGCAAATTCCGTTAGATTATCACGCGTTAATTTTTACGCATGCTCCTTTACCTGGAGCGTTTGATAATTCAACACAGTATAATTCTGATGTATTACTTAACATTTTAAAAGCATTTAAAAATGGACAAGATTATACAATTGATGATAAATCTAGGCTCTTTCCAGTATCAATTAATACAAGCTTTTCTGAACCAGGAACGCTGATTGCAATAATAAATGGGCATTTACATCGTGATGATTCTACAATTTATAATGGAATTTTGTGTATTAGTGTAGATGCATCTCTATGTTATTCTGGTGCAACGGGTAGGGTTGTCAATACTGAAACTGAAGACTGTTGGGATGTATTAAGTATTAATCCAAATTTAAGAACAATTAGAGCTAAACGTTTTGGATTTGGTTCTGATAGAAATTGGACATATTGAGGTGGTAACATGGATACTACTATTAAATCAATATTCGAGAGCTTACGTAAACTAATTTATAGAGTGGATGCCCACATCGGTAATTCTGGTGATGCACATTTGCCAGCCACTTTTGAAAGAGCCGGGTTTTTAAGTGCAGAGGATAAAGGGCATATTGACATGAAGTGTCGTTATGCACAGACACTAGATAATGGGACAGGGAATTGTTTAACTTTGGGTGCGGGGATTTACATTTCGAGGAGTTTTAAAAATGCACCTAATGGAGTAGATGACAGCCTATGCTTAATTGAGGTAACTGGTGCTGGACAAGGTTTATACAAGGAAATCAAGTTTACGTGGCTCTCAGCAGGTAAACAGTATAACAGATATATCTATTCCGATATTGACAGTGGTTGGTTAGATGAGGGCTGGGTTAATTTAACTTTGCTAAGCGGTTTTTCAGGGTACGCAATCGCAAAACGTACACGCTGTGGAGATGGCGTAATCGTAGACATACGATATGACGTGCAAAGATCTAACAATATTACTGCTGATACAGTTATAGCAACGCTACCAGCAGGATACACATTAACACAAGAAAAACCGCTATATGAAACACACTTAGCATTCGTTACTAATTCAACAGCACTAACTACGGTCGGGTTTGTTATATCCGGCACTAAAGATTTAACCCTGTTTCGAACAGATCAGGATAGCTCTATCGCTCGTGTATTAGGGCATACTACTTTTATAAGATAACAGGAGTGATAAAAAATGAAATACATTATATTAGACTCTGATGGTCATTATATACAAGATTGTTATTATGAGAGCGAAGATCAGGTAAAGAATGAATTTGAAAACTATACAACTGTTGAACCCCCACAACCGTGTTACGCTCCAAAATTTAATAAAGAAAAAAACGAATGGACGGATATTACCGGTGAAGAATGGCTAGCGAAACAGCCAGTGCTCGGAGTTGAAAAATCAGAGATGGAAATTTTGCAAGAAAAGTTAGGCTTAATGCAGCAAGCAATCGATGACATGATTTTAGGAGGTGGTTGATAATGGCGGCTTATATGGGGCAGCGCATTATAGACAAGGCATACACTTACGACTTTGTTATTAATAAGCGTGCTGACTTAAAAGAGGGTATCGATGCTTATTTAACTGAGCATGGCCAGGCCAATCTTATTACAAATACAGGTACACAGCAGGATCATACTGTGACGTAACAAATATCTATGAGGATAAAGGAAACACCCTCCTACTTATCGAATAATCCATAGAGAGGAGGTGTGTGATGTGAGCAAAGAGGAAAAAATTCCTGATTTTGTACAAAGATACAGCCAGGAGATTAGCGATATTACTTATATTCTCAAGAATCTTGAGAACGGGAGATATTACGAAAATACCGGGGCAAAAATGGACGGTCCTATACCGCATAATGTGCAAACTTTAAGGAAACTGTTTGCAGAGCTTTTGATAAAGGTGGATGGGAATCTTTCATCTGAAACCGAAGAGATGATGGAAGCATTAGGCGGGGATGACAACAAATAATATGATTAACAGTGATGTGAAGGAGTCCTTGTTATAGGGCTCTTTTTTAATACCCAAACAAGGAGGCGGATCAAAAATCGGCAGGAAGTAAAGACAGATTGGGGGTGTGGGTCCATTGGAGGCGGATCAGCAGGTGGATATCTGGCGGGAGACACTGCAAAAAGACCTAGAAGCCATAAAGACCGAGCAGGTAAATATGAAAAGCGACATTCGGCGCCTGCAAGACAAAGAACTTATGCAGGATCAGCAGATTGACAGCATAAAAGAGGATTTGAAAGAGATTAAAGAGGACACAAAATGGTTACGGCATGCCATTACAAATGCGCTTATTGTTGCGCTTATTGGCGGGGCCGTAGCCATTTTCTTTGCTGCCATTCAAAATTTTGATTAGGAGGATTGAAAATGAAAATTGACAGAGGTACATTAATCCGCACAATCGTGCTAGCAATTGCACTATTGAATCAAATTTTAGTATCGTGTGGGCTTTATAAAATCCCAGGCACCGCGGAGCAGCAGACGGAAGTATTGTCCACACTGTTTACACTTATTACGGCCGTATGGTCATGGTTTAAAAACAATTACGTTACAGCCCGTGGCAAAGCACAGCGCGAAGCATTAAAGCGGCAAGGGTTATCAAAATAAGGGCGGCCACATGGCTGCTCTTATTTATAAAAAAATTTAAGGAGATGGACAAACATGGCATACAGTATTCATGCTGGACACAACTTCCACGTAACTGGCGCACATGGATTTATAAAAGAGGAAGTTGTCGATCGTCAAATCAAGGATGCGACAATTAAATATTTAAAAGCAGCAGGACAAAAAGTATATGATGACACAGATGAATCAGGTAAAACACAGTCTCAAAACCTTGCAAATATCGTGCGAAAAATCAACTCGCACTCTGTTAGTCTATCGGTCAGCATTCACCTCAACGCAGGGGGCGGTACGGGTATCGAGGTACACCAATATAACAGCCAAACGGATGCAGTCGCAAATCGCATCTTAAAAGGCATCTGCAAAGTCACAGGGTTGCGATCTCGCGGGCTTAAAAAGTCTCCGGGTCTATACGTGCTAAGAAACACAAAACCTCAAGCAATCCTAATTGAGGTTGGTTTTGTCGATACAAAAGAGGATGCCGATGTCGTATCTAACAAAACGGATGCTATCGGCAAAGCGATTGCAGAAGGTATTTTGAATAGATCGATCATGGCATCAAAAAATCCTTCAAAATCTAAGACAACAGCGGAGGAAATATATAGGGTGCGCAAGTCGGCTAACGATGCAAAAAGCCAAAAAGGTGCGTTTGGGGACAAATCCAATGCTATTGCTTGCGCTAAAAAATACGGATATAGCGTATACGATGAAAAAGGCAATAAAGTATATTCTGCAGCACCGAATACCTATACAGTCAAACGTGGTGATTCGCTTTGGCGGATAGCTAAAGATCACAATACTACTGTAGAAAAGCTTAAAAAACTCAATCACATTTCCGGTGACCTAATTCATCCGGGGAAAAAAATTAAATTGAAATAATAGAAGGTCCCATTAAAGACAAATCAAAAGCCCTCGCGTTTGCGGGGGCAAATTTGTACGACTGGCATCCAATATGAAAAATGAAAAGAGGTTATCCTGCGTATTTAATCTAATTTAGATAGTTTAAGTGTCACATGCTCGTTTTTCCCTAATCTTTGTGTCCCGGTATTGCTGTCGCCAGGAACTGTTTCAAATTCTCCATTATCATTTTTCTGTAATAAATCAGGGGCTTCAAAATCAATGTTCACTTTTTGCGGTGTTTTATCCTGATTCTCGAACTTGATAAATATGAATCCTTTGTTAATGACCGGGCCGCCATAAGTAACTCCCGCCTTATTTTCCTCATTGGTCATGTGGTCGATATCATCCCCAATTTCTTCAGCTGTATCAGTTATGATATCAATCTTTGTCCCCGAATAGTCAATGAATTTACCACTTTTGGTGTTATCTCCCTTTTCAAGAAAAAGAAGCCCTTTTTCACCATCCGGATTTGTTGCAAGCTTTACTGCGTAATTAAGAATGAAAGCTTTATCCTTGCTCTCCCCAAAAATAATCTGATACATGCCGTCATTAGTGGGCCCATTTAAATACTCCCCGTTAATCTTATACTCCCCTGAATTTTCATCTACAAAGGTAGTGTTTTTTTTGGCAGCAACCAATATGTCGGATGTCGTTTTAGCTACTGACTTTTTTTCTGTTTCTGCGGTCTTGGCTTTAGATTCCTCTTTGGATGTTGAATTTGATTGTGTTGCGTTTCCCCCGCAGGCTCCCAAGCCAAATGTTAATAACCCTGTAATTCCAAAAATTAATGCCTTCTTCATTCTTCTTCCTCCTCGTATTTTTATTTTTAAATTTTCAAGGTCATGACCAAAATCATGACCAAAAAATGACCAAAATCATTTGAAAAGTATTGATTGATTTTGAAAGTGGAATCTAAAAACTTCCTTATTTATATGGATTATCAAAAATGATGAAAGTAAAAAAATGTAAAATACATGTTCCGCACACAAGTCCACCAATGGGAACGCGACCAGTATATCGAAATGTATTAAGCAAGAAACCCCTTGAAGCGTAAGGCTTTGAGGGGTTTTTGTTTATCGGGCATTTTTGCGTCGAACGCCCAGAAAAACAAAATGCCCATTAATTGCCCCGATTTTTCCTTCGAAAATAGATTGGAAGCCCAGAAATCCTCAAGTGTCACAGGCATTTTTGCCATCAAACTCGCATATGCTCTATTAAAAAAGAAGCAGCCGAAACTGCTTCTTTTTGATCAGTGCACCATTTGCCTGTACAGCCCGATGACAACGCCGAGAATGGTGACGTTTTTCAATATGATCGGTTCCATTGTCTGGTTTTCAGGTTGCAGCCGGAAGTAGTCTTTTTCCTTGAAAAATCTTTTTACTGTCGCTTCATTTTCATCTGTCATAGCGACCACGATATCTCCGTTGTTTGCCGTCTGCTGGGAGCGGACAATCACATAATCGCCGTTTAAAATCCCGGCATCCACCATGCTGTCCCCTTCAATTTCCAGCATGTAGACGGACTCGTCAGACGGGACAAGATGTTCCGGAAGCGGAAAATACTCTTCAATATTTTCTACAGCGGTAATCGGTATGCCTGCTGTTACTTTTCCGACAACAGGCACATTGACAACATTTTGGGCCGGTATTTCTTCATCATGGTCCAAAATTTCAATCGCTCTCGGCTTTGTAGGGTCGCGCCTGATCAACCCCTTGCTTTCAAGCCTTGCGAGATGGCCATGGACAGTTGAACTGGAAGCAAGTCCGACTGCCTGGCCGATTTCCCGCACGGAAGGGGGATAACCTTTTGTTTTTACTTCATGCTTGATGAAATCAAGTATCGCCTGTTGCCGTTTTGATAGTTTTGCCAT